CTGCAATTGGTGGTCTCATGGATGCTTATTCTGATATTAAGGCAGATATTGATAAAAAATCTACAGATGCTGCTGGACCCGATAAACCTAAATTAACTGCTACAAAAGTTACTCCGGCATTTTCTGCATTAGGACTTGCTGCTTCTGCTCCAATGTCAGCAAAGGAGAGTATTCAAGGTTCATCAACATTTTAAGTATTCTTCAAATCAGAAGTTACATATATGTTACTTTTCTTTACTTTTCAAAAATAAAACTATTTTGAGAATTATTCTGAGAATTAATCTTCAAGATTTTAATTATTTAACTTTTCATTTTTTTTTATCAATTCATATTATAAATAATGAGTGGTTTTTTTACATCTTCTGATAAAATTAAAGTTGGACAGACTGAAGTTTCGGTTCCCAGCGAAAATGGTCTCAATTACAATGCCGGGGGTCGTATTGAATTATACATTCCCCCTACGAGCAAATTTGTTGATTTGTCTCAATCAAAATTAAAAATGGATGTTCTGTTATCCATCCCTGAAACTACTGCTGCCAACGGAGCACAGCGTGTTCAGTTAGACGCACAGACTGGATTACACTCTTTGATTCGCTCGATCCGTATCTTCACTGGTCGTAAAACGGCATTACTTGAGGAGATAGAAGGTTATGATATTTTGACTGCTCTTCGCTTTGATTATGAAACTAATGAAAGTTTAAGATCTAAGAGAGCACTGGGTGAAGGAGCAACTACCTATGATCCAGCATCTCGCGGAACCTTAGGAACTACCAAAACAATTCAGGGCAATTGTTTCAGCAATCCTTACTTCACCAAGGTTGAAGGATCTCCTACTTTGACTGCTTCTTTCACTTCGGCATCTGACGGCACCTATGGTCTCCAAAAAGTCAAGGGCGAACTTCATCTAAACACAGGATTATTCAGGAATGAAGCTGTATTCCCTTCTTTACTTACGGATGGTATTTTTATTGAAATTTTACTTCAGGATTCTCGTAGGGTCTTCCGATCTCTTGACAGCACGAATCGTAATCGCCGTCTGAGATTAAATCCAGTTTATCATTCTATTAATGGTTCTGATAATGCTCGTGCTACTAGCGGATCCTTTGCTGCTAAATCGGCAAGTGCCAATGCTTCTTCTAATACATTCTTCTTTACTCAAGATAACAACCAGACTTCTGTTGCTACATTCCCCTTTGTTGTTGGTGAAAAAGTAACATTTGTTTCGGGTGATAATGCTTCTGTAAATGGTAGTGTTGGAACGATCACACAGATCGAACAAGTAAGCGGAGTAGCATTCGGTATCACTAAAACAAAAATAACATTGAACGCATCTATCGTCAATACAACTGGTGAAACTTGGACTGGCGGAGCAGTATCAAATGCTCCCGGAAAACAATATCATCTGGTTACTGCTAATCCTGATAGTTCTGGTATTACTGATTATCCTGCTTCTTATGTAGTCTCCAATGTTGAAATGATTGTAAAACAGATTTCTGTGCCAGATGGATATGAAAATAGTATGATGACCATGATGAAGGAAGGAGGAACTATTAATTATGATTATCGATCATTTACCAATTACAGATTCTCCCAGTTAGTAGGAGATAATGTTGCGAATATCCGTCTGCCCCTAATTGAAAGTCGGGCAACATCGGTACTCTGTATCCCTACGGATGCAACGACCTATTCAACTAAACAATTACTATCGGCATCAACCACTTACCTAATTAATGAAGCACCGGATGATCTTGTAAATCGCACGCAGAGATCTGCTATTGTAGGAATTGTTGATGGTCTTCAAGAATATCAATTCATATATGATGGTAAGATCAATCCTAATCGTAAGGTTGATACATCTAAGATTGCTAAAAAAGATAGTGTATCACAGTATTGGAGTATTGAAGCAGAGAAAGCATTAGCGATGGCAGATATTGAACCTATGAGTTTCATGGGTTTCCAAGATAATTTCTTCGTAGGAAGGGCACTGGCTCTAGGCAAGAATGCTGTTTATGATGCTAGGGGTAAAGACTTCACACTTCAGGTTGAATATACTTCTGCTACCTTCCCTCAGACTAAACCGAAATTATGGAATAATTATGTTTCACATTTAAGACGCCTCCAGATCAAGAATGGTGGTCTTCAGGTTCAGGTCTAAGTAAAGATACAAAATAAATAATTTAATTTTTAACTTTTAATTTTTTTAAATAATTCATATTATAAATATGAGTGTTTCAAATATGAATATTGAGGTCGTCCCTTCAAATATTACGAGCAATGGCAGTATTAGTTTCAAGAATGGTAATCCTGTAATCCAATTTATTATTGGAGAACAAGATCGTATGCTTCTTGGCAACTCTGTCCGCTTCACTGGTAAATTTCGTTGTATGTTGTCTAACGGATCTTCTAGTGTCTCTGATGTATCCAATCTAGCAATGAGTGAAAAATTAGGTGTTTATTCTACAATTGATACTCTGACTATTAAGTCTCAGAAAACTGGTCAGACTATTGAAAGTATTAGGCACTACAATCGTTTCTTAGCATCCTATCTCCCCGTAACTACTTCCAAAGAAGATGGAATTGGTCATTTATCTGAATCAGCATTAATTCTACCGAACTATGCTGCTCAGACTCAATCGGTTGTTAATATCCCATCGGCATCTTCTACCCAGAATCATTTCTGCATGAACTTATCTTGTGGTCTCCTCAATGGTGGTGAACCAATTCCTTTGATGCCCGAAGCAGTTGGAGGACTTCTTGTTGAAATTCACCTAGCACCAGACAGCAATGTTTTCCATTCTTCATCTGATACTGATTCAGCAAGTTACACAGGATCTTTCTATGAATTTAGTGATGTAAGTCTTGTTGCTGAATTAATGGAACCAGATCAAAAAGCACTTCAGCAGATCAAATCCCAGCAATCTGGAACCTATGAATATAACTCTATCAACTCTTACTACCAGACAATTAATTCTGGAAATGGTATTATTAATTTTCAACTTGGTCTTTCAAGAGTCCTTGGTGTTTTTGCTAATATTGTCCCGGCTTCACATATCAATAATTTACTATTTGATGGTCTCGCTACTCTGTATCCCACCAACACCGATGGCAGCAGTGCCGATATCACAGAATTATTCTTTACTAGGAACGGAACTAAATTCCCAATAGATTACAATATTAATACTCTCCAAGCAGATGATAGTGCCAACAAGGTTGCTGATTCTGAAATTTACCATCATTTCGTAAATGCCATCCAGAAATTTGCTGATAACGATAGAACTTCCCTAAATCCCCAGAATGTCCGCCTCAGTGACTCTACCCGATTTGACAAGGATTTCGCCTTTGGTGGATGTGGTTACGGCGTAGGAGTTGCTCTTGATACGATCTCGGATCAAGGTGTAGATTACCGCAATGTCAATTTTGGTATTAATATGTCTCTGGATTTAACTAGCGACTCGCCTCAAGCATTCTTCGTTTTTGTTCATAACAAACAGACTCTGGTCTTTGGCGGACAAGGCATGCAGGTCCTTAATTAAAAAATTTTTTAATTTAGTTTTTTTATTATTTATTTTTTTATTCTATTCATTATAAAGATGAATACTGCTCCAAGTGATATGACTCCTCCGTCGCAATCTGGCGGATTAAGTACTGAACCTCAGGCAACTATGGTTGAACGTGGTGCTGTCCCCGCTCAGGTCCCTAATTTACTAAGAGTATCTCCTATGGATACTACGACCTCTACTGATGTTGAAACCAGCATTACCGATCCAGTTGTCCGTAGTGATTCTTTTGTTAGATTTACTCTATTAAACAAGGGGATCCTTCATTCCCATTCAAAAATAACTCTTCAACTCAAAGATCTAGATGGATCTGATCGTTTCTTGCCCCCGACTGTAGGAGCACATAGTCTAATTAGTCGTGCTGCTCTCAAAGTTGGTACGAAAACTCTTCAAGAAATAGATGGATACAATTATTTATCGGCATACAAGCAGATGTTTGTATCTAACGAACATCAATTAGAACGTGAAC